CTGAGTATGCTTGAGCAACTTTGAATGGACTTAATGCTTCATCACCAGCTGTTACATCGTTCGCTGTACCAGTAGCATCATTGCTATCAGCATAACGTACACGTAATGTGTGGATTTGAGCAACTGGGCCAGTCATTGGTTGTACACCAACGATTTCGTTAGCGATAACTGTTGGCATTACTCGACGAATTACTGGAAGAATAACACGGTTAAGTGTTGCAACGTTACCAGCTGATGTAGCACCAGCGGATGCGTTTTCTACCAAGTGTTTCTTTGTGTTTTCTAAAATTACAGCCATTGTTGTACGGCGTGAGCCTTGTAGACCTTCTAACAGGGCGTCTTTGGTCTCATTCCAACGGCCTTCTAATAGTTGGGTTGTCATTTCTTATTTTTCCTTTTAATAAAAGTTTTTACTACTTTAGCCCTGCTAAACGTCGAATTTCAACAACATTGTTGTCAGGTTCAACATTGGTATTAGCAGATTTATCACCTGTCATTTCTACGCGGCCTTCTGCTAACACAGACTTTTCAGCCTTTGGTTTAGCTTGTGCGTTGTTAAGAACTGCTGGTAGATACTTGTCATATGCAGTTTGTAGTCTTTCTGTCTGCACACCTTCGAGTAGGCTGCTCATTACTTCAGCTTTCTCTTTGTTTAGAGGTTTTAGTAACTCAGATAGTTTCTCTTTACGAGCAACTGACTCTGTGATCACTTTAACTTCACGATTCTTTGTTTCAACTAATGCTTCTTTTTCTGCGATTGCTTTTTTACCTTCAGCAATAACTGCGTCTTTCGTTGCAAGTTCTGCTTGAAGTTTAGCAAATTCTTTGTTCTCATTTAAGTGAGTAACAGCGAATTCATTAGCAAATGCTTCAAATAAGCGACGACCAAACATGTTCTCGCGAGCAGCTTGGATATCTTCTTTTAGTTGAGCTAGTTCTGAGCCTAGATTGTTTGCTACTGCTTCCTTAACAAGTTTAGCACTGCGTTTAATAAAAGCTTCTTGAATTTGAGCTAATTTTTGTTTAGCTTCAGCAACAAGTTTAACTTTCGTTTCAACAACTGCTTTCTTGTCTTGGTCGAACTCTTTGATTTCTTCGGCTAACGCATGGATAACAAATTTTTCTAACTTAGCTGTTGCTTCAGTTTGAACTTTGCGATCTGCACGTAATTCTTGGATCTCTTCAGCAAGTTTTTTAACTAAAAAGTCATTAAACTTACCTGCGCTTTCAATCATGTGAGTTTTGAATTTCACGCGATCTTCTGCAAGAGCTTTCTTCTCATCGGCGAACTCATTGAGTTCAGCGGTAAGACTTTCAGTAACCATTTTGTCTAGAGCCTCAACCATTACATTCTTGTCATGATCATAGCGTGTCGCAAATTCTTCGCGCAGTTCTGCACGAATACTTTCACGAGCTTCGTTAATTTTAGATTCCCAAGCTTCGTTTAGAGCAGTTTGAGTTTCTTCATTAATGATGCCGGAATCTAACAATGGTTTGATAGCGTCTAACATTGTGATCTCCTATTTAATTTTTAGATCTTTGATTAAGCCTTTTACAGCTTCTTTCAAATATTTCTGTACTTTTTGATCTGCGCTGGCTTCTTTTGCCATCTCGAATACCTTACTGCCACCTTTCATATTCATCAGTCCTTCGTAAATCGCTGTTGGATATGCGTTAGGTGCGCTTGGTTGCGCAACTACATCTACTGTGACTATTTCAAAGTCACTTACTTTGCCGTCTCCCTCGTTCACGTTGCCGCTACCACGAGATGAAACACCAAGTTTTACTCCTGACTCCAGCATTGTTGTTACCAACAATCCCATTGGAGTAGGAAGAACCTTTAATTTACCAAAACCATTAGGACCATCCATCCACATATCAGTAATCATATGTGAAACGCGATCTAGATTAATTTTCAAATCATCAGGGTGATCAACTTCGCCTAAGACGCTGTAACCACCCTTGATTTGTTCATTTAATGTACTAACAGCTTTTTCTATTTCGTGAACTGGGTATACACGTTCATTGTGGTTTTTAACACCACCTTGAATGAATACTCCTTTCATGTAGAGATTTTTACCTTTGCCGTCAGCGTGAGCTTCAGATAGAATTTCCATTCTAGCTGCGTCAAATGTTAAATGCTCTTTTAAGTATAAAGCCATTATAGTTTCCTAATTATTTTGCTAGTGGGCTTTTAGTTGCAACTGATAATTTACCGTCAGTTGTTTGACCTTCACCAGCTCTTGCTTTTTCTTTTGTTTTGAATGCTGAACCAGCTTTACCGCCTGGAACATTGATGTTACCAGCATTGTTTACTTGTGGTTTTTTAGCTGTTGAACCTTTTTCTTCGCCACCTTTAACAATGTTAGCACTTGTGCCACCCATGTCATTTTTACCAGCTACGATAGAACCTTTATTAACTGCTGTAGAACTACCTTTACCAACTTCACCGCCTTCGGTTTTGTTTGAAGGTGCAGCTACTTTTTCAACATATTCACGTACGATAGATTCATCAACTTCTTCATCTTCTTCGTCGTCTTCATCTTCTTCTTTAGCTTCAAAGAACTCTGATTGTTCTTCTTCGCCGCCCATTTCTTCTGAACCTTCATCACCGTGGATGCCTGGCATAGCTTCTTCTTCGTGTTCTTCACCTGCCATTAATGCATCAAATTCAGCTTTAAGTTCGTCAAGTGCTGATTCTAAATCAACAACGCGATCTTCAATTTCGGCTTCTTCGTGTTCTTCGCCATCAAATTCGCCTTCTTCGCTTTCTTCTGAATCTAAAGCGCCAAGCTCATCGCCTTCTTCGCTTTCTTCTTCTTCGCTGATGCCTTCTTCGTCCATTTGAACGTCTCTTGCAAGACCTTCAACTTCGTTGCCACCAACTTCTTCTAAATCTTGTTCGTCAATTAATGACTCATAGATATCACGTGATTTTTCTACAACGATAGTGTGGAAAAGTTCACGAGCTTTATCTGTCTCGTCATTGATGATGTGTTCGATTAATTGTTCGTACTTGTTCATGAATGAACTCCTTAAAAAATATTAAATCCGGACTAATACTCAATTGAATTGTATTATGTTTATATATTTACAAAATTTATTGAAAAGGGGGGTTAAATGCTATGTTTTTGAATCGTTTTGATGGATAATTACATCGCTGGCTGTGCTGGTGGTGCTTTATACTGTGTTCTTACACCTTCAAGATCCTGCTCGTGCTCTAATTTACGCACATCATTCATAATACGTAAACGGTTGATTTGTTTAATAGTCAACTTGGTTTTACGTAGATCGCTGAGTTTCACCGCAGAATTGTCTTCTTTTTCTGTGGCATAACCTGTAGGAATAGGTTCAAAAATTTCTAGTATGTTCATAAGAGTATTTACCAAAATGCCTATAAACCTAAACCACCACCAGGTGCTTCTGGTGCTGCACCCGCTGTTTCTGGGCCGCCCATTGGAGCTCCGCCCATAGCATTGGCACCAGGCATTGGAGCTGGTTCTAAGTTAGTAAGATCTTGTTGTATACCAGCTGTAGTAACACCAACGCTACGTAGTCCAGCTGCCGGCGCAGTTGTGTCTTCTGCTGAGCCATTTTCTTCTGACCACATTTCGTCGTTTTCTTGCATTTCTTCTTCGCTTAGATCTAGATAGCGTTTAAGCAAGAAACGTTTACTTAGGTATGGAATTGGTTCTAGTGCTGTGTATGCTTGGATACGTGTAGCATCAACTTCAGCTTGACGATATTTGGCAAAGTTTTGTGGCTCATTAAATCGTAATTCAAACAAGCTACCGTCAATGTTAATGCCTCTCCAACGCATGAACATCTTAAACTCTTGATCTAGTTTTTCTACAATCAACATTTGTAGTCTGATACAATATTGATTAAAACGCCATTCTTGGATCAATGCTGTGGTTGTTTTGCCGTCACTGTATGTACGTTCGCCCTCATCACTGCCGTTAGGCAAGTAACTACTAGGAATACGTAGGCCACGGAACATCTTATTAGTAAAGAATCGTAAGTCAGTGATCTCACCTAGGTTTTGACCGCCTGGGAATACTTCAACACTTGATCCGCGATTGTCTGCACCTACAGGGAAAAAGTAATCTTCGTTAGTTGACAATGGATTATATGTAGCATCCATCATGTTAGCGCCGCCACCTGTTTGTGTAGGAATACGACGTTGTTGTATTTCATTTTTGATACGATCAACAAAGGCCATGGCCATATGACTTGGCATGTTACCCACATCAATCTTAAAGATTCTGCGTTCCGGAGCACGTTGTATGCGATAGATAATAATTGCATCTTCTAATAATTCTTTTTGTTTGAATATCTTAAAGATACTTTCTAAAATACTATTACCAAATGGCCAATTAACATCTAAGCCTTCTGTTAGGCTCATATGTACTACGTGTTCTGCATCTAACACTGCTTCATTTTGTGCATGACTAAAGCGTGTACCACCACTGTATGGACTGTTTGGTTGTACATAACTACCGCTTGGTCCGCCTACTTGTGGGTGATTAATAAATGTATCACTGGCACTTAATGCTGTTGCTGTTAAATTCTTAAAGTTGATGTTAAGATCTTTGATAACATATTGTTCTGGTTCTTTGCCTTCTGATTCATTGACAATGACCTTGACTACCTTGTGCATCTCTGTCCAATATAATTCAAATGTTTCTGGATCACGTAGGAAAACCTGATCACCGTATTTGATTACATTACGGAATAATTTGAACAAGCGTTTATTAAACTTGTTAAGAGTACACCATTGGTTAAGTTGATCTTTCAGGATCTTAATTTCGTTATCAGTTGGTTTTTCTTTGAAGTGTAAATCAAAGCCTGTACCGTTTTCTAAATTTGTCTGTGTTGAAAACTCAGCAATAATATCCAAGGCAGCATTAATTTCACTGTCCATGTCCATTTGTTCGTATTGATTGTAGCGTTCTGTACGATTTGGGTGACCAATATAAACTTCTGGAAGTTTACTGGCAAAATTACGATACCCAGGATCTATGTTTGATACACCGCTATTGCCATTGCCCATTGGGCTCATCTGGCCGCTAGTGTTTGCCGATTTGAAATATTTTTTCCATGCCATAGTATAGTCTCTTTAGATACAGTATTTATCGCTCTACTGACTAGCCTGTAGTATTCCTGATGTTAGAGTGTTATTCTTTTGCATGGCTGTTAAAATTTGGTTTAATAGATCAGTTTGGTATTGCATGGCCTGTGATACTGCTCCACCCCCATCCATTTTAACTGGTAGTGTTTTACCGTCTGGTAATGGAACTACTGCTTCTGTGCCGTGTAATGTTGCAGCATATCCGCTTAACGGACCTGAGGCAATACCACCATCAGCAAATTTTGGTGTACCTGCTGATGGTACTCCCGCAAATTCTGCGCTTTTGGCAGTGTTCTGTTCAATTTGTTTTAATGTAGCAGTTTGTTCTTTGGCATTAGGATCAGCTGTTTTATCGCCCAATGCAGAACCACCTTGACCTTTGGTTGGTGCTTGTGTTGATGCGCTTTGTGCTGTTGCTAGGGTATCACCTGCGCCTGATCCTTTGTTTGAAACTTCGTCAGCACTTGCCGCTTTACCGCCCATGGTACTACTTAATCCAGGGATACTAAAATTCAATCCTGTAATTTCTGACAGACCTGCTAGCCAACCAATCGTTCCTGTAACCATTTTAATTCCTGTGGTTACAAATTTTGCTGATGCAGCTGATGCTGCCTCCATTACACTAGCATAAGTTGGCAATATTCCACTAGCTAGACTTTCCATTTCATTTTGGAAACTAGTCATCACTTCTGTTAATCCAACATAAGCACTAGTTAATCCGTCACTGGCTCCTGCTTGTGTGTTGGCAGCTCTCATGCTGGCTTCTGCCGCATTTGGATCATATCGATATTGACGTAGCGCATTACCAAATTGACTCATACCCTGGGCAACTGCACTAGTACCGCCCGGATTCATCAATGTAGCAAAGTCAGTGGCACTTTCACCTGCGGCACGATAAGCAATAGCCGCTTGTCCTAAATTCTTTTGTGTTGCTGTGACCATGTTAACGTTGGCGCTTTGTACTTGTCTAGCCGTGGTTGTTAACATGTCCATGATGATTCTATTACTAGCAATCACAGGGTCAGTTACTACTCCACCTGCCAACATCTGTGCTAAAGCCGCTTGTAATTTAGGCCCTTGTTCGCCTGGCATAGCCGCTAGTGTAGCATAAGCATCTTGGAATGCATTGGCTTGTGCGCCAGTAAGACTATTCATCAATGCACCACGTTGTACTTCTGCACGTGCTTGCTCTATTAATCTAGCCGCATCCTGTCCTGTAATATCTGAAAGTACTTTTAGATGTTTGGCATATTCTTCAGTTTGTCTTGCTAGGGTAGCTGGCGCTATTTTTGACAAGTTCACACCAACTGATCGTTGTTGTGCCAAGTACTGGGCCATAATTACCTGTTGTTGTTCAAACGAATAACCTAATGCCAACAATGAATCTCGCACCACCCTGCCACTTTTACCTGTGGTGCTAGCCATGGCTCCCATGGTCTTTGATATTAACTCTGTAGCATCACCCACGCTCATACCCATGCCTGTGATATAAGGTCTAGCCGCAACCACTGCCTTGGTAAATGCCACAATACCAATACCCGATTGATTAGCATACGCAGCCATTTGACTCATTCCGCCCGCAAAGCTACCACCAATGCCAGCAAAAGCAAATAATTGATCAGCACGTTTTTGGAACTCTTTTTCTAATATAGTGTTGACTGTGGTGAATATTTCATTAGCAACATCAATGATTGTATTAGCAAGATCACCCAATCCTTGTACAGCGTCAGCAAGACCAGCACCAATGAATGGTACCCAACCTACCGCAGCTTTACCTAGAGCTACACCAATGTCTACACCAATGTGCGCAATTTGAAACATGACATTGTTGATTGTTTCTAATATACCCGCACCAGCTTTGATCGGATTTGCAGCCATATCGTCATAATTCATAAGGAACTTACCGGCTAGTGCGCCAGCAGTTACAGTTAGATCACCAAATGCAGACTTAAGATCTGATTTAGCTTTAGACATAGCAATACCAAAATCACCAACAACCTTAACTTCTTTTTCGTAGGTATCAATTAGATCTTCTAGTTCGTTATTGGCTTTCTTCTGAGCTTCGGCTTGTTTGTTAGTTTCAGTTGTGTTTTTCTTTTGGGCTGCTAGGGCTTTAGCATCTGCAGCCGCTTTGGCCGCTTCGTCACGTTGTTTGGTCTTTTCACTCTTAGACATAACCGCAAGAAGTTTTTGCAGTGTGTCCTCCTGCGCAAAATTATCTGCTTCTACTGTCCCTATTCCGGGTATTTCAATTTTAACGGCCATGGTTTTTTCGCTATAAATATTATGATACTACTTATACTATTTATGGAGTTCAAAAACCAATGGATCAATCAATATCAAAT